CACCACCTGGCTTTCGTGGTAGCGGGTGTCCAGCCGGGGCTTGAACACCAAAACCCGCTGCCGGGCGATGAGGGCCCGCTTGACCCTGCGGATGAGTTCCTCGCTCTTGCCCGAGAACATGGGACCGGTGATAACCTCAATCCAACCCTGACGATGCAGTACCGGGGGCATCCTGGCCCAGATTCTACCCGGGCATAGGGTATACTTTCTCCAAAATGGGGGCCTTGGACCGGGTTCGGAGGATGTTGGAGGAAGGCTCTGAGGGGAAGGCCCTGGTCTTTCTTTGCCAACTCCCCTCAACCCCCACGAAGAGGCCCTGGCCCGCGCTTATGACGGGTAGCTAGCGGAGGGAGCGATCTTGGGGAAGAGGGGACAATAAAAGCACACCTGCCCCACTCCCCATAGAAGTGCTGGGAATAAGCCGAAGGGAGCCGCCACGGGAAACCCTGTTCCTGACCCTAACCACAGAACCGGCGAGGCCCTTTAAGGCCTCGCCGGAGACCAAAAACCTGCCCTTACCGTCCCTTGCGGTAGGAATCCCCGTAGCGGCGCTGGAAGCGCTCCACGCGGCCTTCCGTGTCCACAAAGCGCTGCTGCCCCGTGTAGAAGGGGTGGCAGTTGCTGCACACTTCCACGTGGATCTCCGGGCGGGTGGAATAGGTGTGGATGACGTTGCCGCAACCGCAGATGATGCGGGCGGGAACCAGCTTGGGGTGGATGCCTTCCTTCACGTTTCGCCTCCTTTCGCACGGTCTTGGCCGTGCGCAAAACCATCTCCTACTCTACCAGGACCCCGGGGCATCCCGCAACCTCAAGGCGGGGGCAGGCGACGCCACCTGGGTCCGAAGAGGCGCCGGCGTAGCCGCTCCCAGGCCATCCAGAACACCCCTACCCCCAGGCCCAAAACCGCCAGGAGCCAGAGAATCCCCAAAACCCCAAGCCCCACCAGGGCAAAAAAGAGGAGGAGAAGGGGCAGGTACCAGGGAAGCCTCACGCCTTCACTTTACTCCCTAACTGGACTAGAATAAAGGATGCCCCAGGACAGGGGGGCGGTCGCGCCCGGGAGCCGAACCTCCCGGGTGAGGAAAGTCCGGGCACCATAGGGCAGGGTGCCAGCTAACGGCTGGGCGGGGTAACCCGACGGAAAGTGCCACAGAGAAAAGACCGCCAGCGGCCAGGCCACGGCCTGGTGCGGGCAAGGGTGAAACGGTGGGGTAAGAGCCCACCGCGCCTCCTGGAAACAGGGGCGGCACGGCAAACCCCACCCGGTGCAAGGCCCAGTAGAGGGGAAGGGCTTGCCCGGCCCGCCACAACCCCTGGGATGGGCCGCTTGAGGCCGGCGGCGACGCCGGTTGTCATGCGTCATGCTTTAGGTCAGTAAGCGCTCACGCTCTAGGTCAGTTTTGACCAAGTCCAGTCATGCTCCGGTTAGTAAGGTGAGTGCTTATGCATAGCCTGATTGAGTGTGGACGTTATAGCTTTGGAGGCTCCGGCCACAGGATATCCCCGGCCAGAACCTGCTCGTCCGTGAGGTGTGCCGGGAGGTCCCGGAGGGCTTGCCGGTAGGCCGCCCAGGCCTCTGGCACGGGCTCGCCCCGCTCGTAGGCCCTGGCCACCACCCAGTCCGTCTCCGCCAGGCGGCGGTCCCGCTCGGTCCGAAAGGCCGCCCAGGCCTCCCGGATGCGGTCCTGGTGGGTTTTGATTTTTAGTCTAGCCATCCAGCACCTCCTCGCCCAACTCAGGGGGCTCAACCCCCTCATACCAGCGGAGGAGGACCACCTCCAGCGTCCTGTCCTCGGCGCACCGGGCAGAGATGAGAGGGGAGAACTGGAGCGTCTCAGGCTCCACCCCTGCCACCTCGTCCCCAGGCTGGAGGGCAGAGAGGTCGTAGACCTCCTGGCCCACCTCCTCCTCACCCCGGTATAGGGTGGTGGTGAGGACCCTCCCGGTCCAGCTATAGCGCAGGGTATGGCCGGGCAGCCCTACCTGTGGGATGTACCGAACCCGAATCATTTCCACCTCCCGATGGCGATGTAGTTGAACCAGTACGCAGTACTGGTGTACACAGTCCCGTCTGCGTAGTATTTCCGGAACCTCTGTTGGGTAGTGCCATACCCCCATTGGGAATCCACGGAGATATGCCCAGGTGGCCAGTCAGATAGGGTTACCACCACCGCCGGGGGCGACACAAACGCCGCAGGGTAGATGATGGTCTGAGGGTCTGGACCAGCGCCAACGTTTACCCCCCAGCAGATTTGGGCCCCATCCGCAAACCGAATGTAGGAGCCGTTAGAGTTGGACCCATACATCACACCGGCCGTGGCCCAGGAAGACCAGGTGCCCCCGGCGTACTGCCGCCAATAGATGCCAGGGTCGGCGCTTTTAGGGACGTACACCTGGGTGGTGGCCCCCGATGTTTTGAGAACCAGCAGGTGCCCCTGCTGGGTCACGGCGGGCGGCGTGTTGGCGCTGCCGGTGCCGAAGGCCCCGCTCGCTATCTCATATGTACCCGCATTGGTGAGGGTGTTCCAGTCTACGGCGCTGGTCACAGACCCCCTGCTCAGGTACGCGTCGGCGCTCGCGAGGGCACCGCTGGCATTGAGGAGGGGCACGCCGTTGGCTTGGCCGATGGGCAACTTGCCTACCCCGGTACCGCTAGCCAGCCCCCCGAGGAGCCAGTCTCCGGGGGAAGGCGTGATGGTAGGGGCGTTGCGGACCGCATCTAGCTTCGCCGCCGTGACACTGCCGTCTGGGTGGTCTAATACTGGGGCGGTGCGGTGGGCAGAGAGGGTTGTGCCACCCTGATTGGTTTCCAAGGTGCCTACACGCCCCGCGAGCCCGGCCAGCGTGTCTGGCGGCGTGGCGTCCCAGGGCAGGCCCAGGATGTCCGCAACGCGGTTTTTCAGGCGCTCAGTGCGGTTCAGAAGGCGCTGGAAGAGCACCTCCAGCGGCCCGATGCGCCGCCCCTCACCTGGGACAGGCACTTCAAAGTCAGTCTCCCAGCGGTCTTCAGGTGTTAGTCTTTTCGGCATCCTTACCTCCTATGGGTATATCTGTATGGGCTCAGGACCCCAGACATCGCCGTCTTCATCCCACACCGCTCCGTCATCCCAAACATCTCGGGGCCCCGGGATGTAGTAGATGGATCGCACGCGGGCATGAGCGGGCTTCACTTCCCGCACCAGGGCGGGGATGCGTTCCAGCTCCACCCCGTTTAGGGTGTAGTCCCAGGAGGTGTCGTCGTCCCACGCTCCCACCCCGTCGTCCCAACGGTCCGTGGTGAACTCTGGGCGGTAGGGCCAGAGGTAAAGGGAGAACTCGGCCCAGATGGAGGGGTCGTCTCGGAAGTGCTCGTGGATGTGGGCCTCGTAGCCCGCCGCCTCCAGCCACAGACGCATCCCGGGCAGGGTGCCCCCGAGGAGCCAGAAGTGCGTGGCATACACCACCCGATTCCGGAAGGCGGCTTCCAACTCCTCCCGGAACGGGGACAGCCCCCTCCCCCGCCCCACCTCCTCCAGGAACTTCCCCTCGGCGTACTGGGGCAGGGCCTGGCGGAAGAGGGCCAGGGTCTCCTCCACGGCGGAGGCCTCCAGGGCCCCCAGCATCCGCACCGTCCCGTCCGCGGCCCCGCCCTCCCGAGGGTAGCGCCCCGGGGGGAGGAGGGACAGCAGATGGCGGTAGAAGGCCTCGGCGAGCTCACTCAACTACGCTCACCTCCCCGGGGACGAGGAGCTCGTCCTGGGCCGGGACCACGGAGGCGGCCGGGGTGAGGACCTCCACCGCCTCGAGGCCCCCATAGTCGTGCAAGCGGTCCATGAGCCGGGAGGGCCAGAAGGGCTCCCCGATGTCCAGGCCGTGGAGGAAGTCCAGGGCACAGGAGCGCCAGGCCTCCAGGGGTGGGCTCCCCGGCAGGCGGTGCAGGCGGAGGGAGAGGTTGAGGGTCCTAGGGGTGGGGCCCCGGACCAGGGCGTCCGCGGTCACAGGGCGGCGCTCGTCCACCAGGGCCTGGACCCGGGCGATGAGCTCGGGGGAGGGGAGGCCTCGGGCCGGGGCGATGACCACGTCCACGGTGCCCTGGCCCCGGGGGTGCTGGTCCAGAACCTTCACCTTCCGCACCTCGGGCACCTCCAGGGCCCAGCTCATGTAAGCGTGGTAGGTGCTCCCCCGGCTCAGAGCGGGCCAGGAGAGGAGGAGGCGAGCCCGGAGCTCCTCGTCCGTCTCCTCGTCCTGCCCCGCCTCCAGGACCTCCACCACCTCCAGGCGCTCCAGGCCGGGCACCACGGTCACGGGGTAGAGGACCGCCCCCACGGGCAGGGTGTAGCGGCTTCCCACCCCCTCGCTCACCCCTTCCACCAGGGCCTCGGGGGCGTAGGGGCCCTGCACCCGGTAGCGGAGCTCCCCCAGGCCTACCAGGGCCCCAGGGGGGAAGGTACCGGAGGCCGAGGCCACGCAGCGGAGGCGGAGGCGGGCGGGACGGGCGGGCTTCCGCTCCAGGCCCATCCCCTTCGCGTGCTCGTCCAGCCAGGCCCCCGTGGCCCGGGTGACCAGGAGCTGGGGAGCCAGGGCCCGGGCGAAGGCGCGGGCCTCCAGGGAGGCCTGGGCGGCGAGGCGCAGGTAGGTGCCGAACACACTATAAGCGTCCGGGTCCCGCACGGGGAAGCCCTCGGGCAGCAGGGCCACGAGCCGCGCCACCTCCTCCTCCAGGTCGGGTAGGGGCGGGATCAGGTCAGCCACGCGTCACCTCCAGGGGCCAGGGCAGGAGGAGGCTCAGGGCCTCCTCCGTGAGGCGGGCGGTGAGGCGGAGGCCCCCCTCCGTCCACTCTCCCCAAGCCTCCAGGACCCGGGGGTCTTCCAGAAGGGTCCTCTCGGCCTCCTGCAGGACCTCGGTGCGGGTGAGGTCGTCCAGGGGGGCCCCCACGTAGTCCAGGAGGTCCGAGCCCTCGAGGGGGAAGGCCCAGTGGCTCCCCCGGGGGGAGACCAGGCGGGCGAGGAGGTCCTGCCTGAGGACCTCCATCCCCTCCGCCAGGGCCGCGTCCCCCCTGGGGGAGAGGAGGATGTCCCCGTCCTGCCACTTCCAGTCCCGGTACATGGCTCACCCCGAGTAGACCTTGGCGCTGCCCCCGATGATCTGGCCCACGGCGCTCCCCACCTGCACCGGGTCCCCCACCCGGGCCACGGGGGGGCCGCCCCCGGCGAGCTCCACCCGGGGGGCGTCCACCCGCACCACCGCCGTGCCGTAGAGCTCCACGGCGCCGTCGGGCTTCAGGCGCAGGTGCACCCCGGGGGCCGCCTGGACGTGGATCTCCCCGTCGGGGCGGAGGCGGACCCAGGTGTCGGCGTCCCGCTGCACCAGGTACTCCCCGGGCTCCACCTGGGGCACGCTTCTCCCTTCGGAGAGCACCCCGTCCACGTAGGGGTAGGCGGGGTTCCCGTCGTAGTAGGCCACCCGCACGATGGCCCCCACCTCGGGCAGGGCGTAGACCCCCCGCCCGTGCCCCACCCAGGGCACGTCCAGGGGGACGTCCCGGAGGAAGGGCCGGGTGGGGTCGGGTCGGCCGTCCGGGGTGAGGGGCTCCAGGTCCACGCTGTAGCGGCACGCCCCCGGCGGGCCCGCCACCCCCGCCTCGGAGCGCACCGCCACCACCCTCGCCTTGTGCGCGAGATGGGTTCGGGCGGCGAGCTCGGGCCAGAGGGCCTCCACGAGCCGCCTCAGGGCCAGGTGGAGCCTGGAGGTCATACCGCCCTCCCGTAAACCTCGTGCACGGCTTCCCGCCCGGAGAGGTGGAGCCGGTGCTCCACCACCCTCAAGACCCCTCGGAAGCCGGGGTGGTCCACCTCCACGAGGTGGTACAGGCGGAGGCGGGGCATGGGGGGGAGAAGCAGGTAGTAGCGCCCCTCGGCGAGGCGCCGGAGGACGGCCACCTCCTCCGCTACCCGGTGCCGCACGGAGGCGTGGGGGCTCCCGTCCAGGGGGCCAATGTAGAGGGTCCCGCCGTCCAGCTCGTGGAGGACGTCCTCCTTCCCCCAGGCCCTCAGGGCGTGGAGGGCGGCCTCCCAGGCGGGAAGGCGGGGCAGGGCGTAGTGGCGCTTGGCCTCCCCCTGGCTTTGGATCTGCGCCTTCCCCCCACAGGCCCCCTGGACCCAGCCCAGAACCTCCTCCAGGCGGACGTCCTGAAAGCCCTGGGGCCCCACGGGCCGCCGCCACTCGGAGAGCCCCCAGAGGGCCCACTCCTGGGCGGGCAGGCGGGCCACCGCCTGCCCCATCAGGAGAGGCTCGTCGTCCACCACGAGGCGGGAGGGCGGGCGCTCCAAGCCCCGGAGGAGCCCCCACCGCCAGGGGACGTGGGGGCTTTCCGCCACCTCCACCAGGGAGGGGACGCCCTCCGGGGTCCTGGGCCTAGGCAGGTGGAAGAGCCTCACCGGCCACCTCCCGCCGCGGCGGCGCCCGCCCGATCCCCGGCGATGAAGCCCTGCAGGAAGGCCGGGGGCTCCGCGGGCTTCCGCGCCTCGCTGTTCCTCCGGGCCTGGGCGCTCCCGGGGGGCGGGCCCGCCACCGGGCCTTGGGCCGCGGCCTGGCCCAGGGCCTTCCCCTCCTCCGCGTTGGCCTGGGCGATGGCCTCCCGGGGCTCCACCTGGGTGAGCTCCAGGACGGCCTCCATCCCCTCCTCTCCCCCGAGCTCCCGGGTGATGAGCCGGGCGAAGAGGGCCTTCTCCACCCCCCGGGCCGCCAGGTGGGGGTGGACCACCCGGAGGGGCTCGGTCTTGCTCTTGGCGAACTTGGCCTGCAGCTTGCGGGCCTCGGCCAGGGGGTCCTGACCCGCCAGGCGCAGGGCGATCCGCACCCGGAAGTCCCGATACCCCCGCATCACGTGCACGTCCCCGGCCCGGTTCTCCCGGGGGATGGACTCTATGGAGTTCTCCCCTTCCACCTCCACGGCCACCACCACCCCGGGCATCTCCTCGCCGTCCAGGCGGAGCCGGTCTCCCGTGGCGAAGCGCAGATAGGGCATCTAGGCCTCCAGGTAGGGCAGGAAGAGCCGCTTGAGCTCCTCCAGGAACTCCTGGGCGTCCCGCACCCCGGGGAGCTCCAGCCGCTCTATGCGGATCACCTGCTGGACCTGCCTGGCCTCCCGGGAAGGGGCGGCCCCTGGGGGTTCTGCGAGGGTCCGGGAAGGAGGCGGAGGCACCTCGGGGACCTCCACCCCCACGGGAAGCGCCGCCTCGGGAAGCCGGGGCAGGGGCACCTCGGGAATGAGCGTCTTCAGCCGGGGGGTGGCCGCCTGGGCCAGGGCCTCCGCCTGCTGGGCCACCCGGGGGGCCATGTTCTGGAGCCCCACGGCCAGGCCCAGGGCGGCCATCATCCCCAGGTGGGCCATGACGCGGGAGGGGGAGCGGATTCCAAGCCGGCTCCTAATGGCTTCCCAGACGGAGGAGGCCAGGTTCTCCACCGCCTTCACCGGGGCGAACGCCCAACTCTTGATGCCCTCCACCAGGCCCTGGACGAGCTGCCCTCCCACTTGCTTCATGCGGTCCACGAGCCCCCGTAGCCAGGCCAGGGCTTGCTCCAGCCCGCTCCGGATGGCGTCCCAGGCCACCCCGCCGAGCCTCAGGGGGACGGAGAGGACCGCCCTCAGCCCTTCCCAGACCCTGAGGGCCCCCTGCCGCGCCCGGTCCAGGTCCAGGGTGAGGAGGCCCACCACCACGTCCACGAAGCCCCGGATCACCCTCACCACCCCGGCCAAGCCCTCCCCGAAGATGGGGGCGAGGCGCTGGAGGAGGCCCCGGAGGAAGCCGAAGAGGAAGCCCAGGCCGAACCCCAGGGCGTACATGACCCGGTCCCAGGCGGGGAGCACCCCGGCCAGGGAGGCCTGGAGGCTCTCCCCCACGGGGCGGAAGAGGCCCGCCAGGGCCTCACCCAGGCCCCGGAGCTCGGCCAGGACCGGGGCGAAGGCCCCCCGTAGGGCGTTCAGGGTGTCCATGACGCCCTGCCGGAAGGTCGCGCTGGCCTGCCAGGCCTGGCGGAATAGGGCCACCGTCCCCGCGAGGGCGGTGAGGAGGAGGCCCAGGGGGTTCAGGAGGACGGCCCGCCCCAAGAGGAGCAGCGCCCGCCGGGCGAGGGTGGCCCCCTGGGCGAGGGCGCCGAAGGCCCCCCGGAGGAGGCCCGCCGCGCCCAGGCGGGCCATCTCCCCCCGCAGAAGGGCGAGGCTCAGGGAGAGGCCGCGGAGCTGGCGCGTGAGGCTTCCCGCCGCCCCCTGCAGGGCCAGGAGGCCGAGCCTCGCCTGGGCGGAGGCGAAGCCGATGGCGGCCAGGCTCCCCACCACCAACCCCCCGAGGACGAGGAGGCCCCCCAGGACCCCGAGCACCCCCACCACCGCGCCCCGCAGGAGAGGGAAGCGCTCCAGGAGGTCGGAGACGCGGTTGATGAGGCCGGTGAGGCGCTCCACCACGGGGGTCACGACGGGCAGTAGCGCGTTCCCCAGGACGATCCACACCCGCTCCAGGGCGTTCCTGAGGAGCTGGAGCTGGTTTTTGAGGGTCTGGCTCCGGTTTTGGAACTCCTGGAGGACGCTCCCCGTGTACCGGGCGGGGTCGGCCACCAGGCCGAGGGCCGTGCGCAAGGTCCCCAGGGACCCCACCAGCTTGGCGATGTCGTCGGCGTACTCCATGCCGAAGAGGTCGGTGAGGAGGGTGAGCTGGTCGGGAGCGGCCCGGAGGCGGTTCAGGAAGTCCAGGATGGCCCCGGCGGCGTCCCGCCTAAGGGCCTCCTGGAGCCCCCGCGCGGTGAGGCCCAGGCGGGCCAGGGCCTCCTGGAAGGCTTTGGGCTGGGCGGGGGCGGTGGCCAAGCGCTGGAAGAGGGCGTTGAGGCCCGTGGCCGCCACCTCGGGGGCGGTGCCCAGGGCGAGGAGGCTCGCCCCGAAGGCCGCCACCTGCTGACCCGTGAGCCCCAGGAGCTTCCCTGTGCCGCCCACCCGGCGGAGGACGTCCAAAATCTCGGGGGCGGTGGCGGCCATGTTGTTGGAGAGGTAGTTGATGGCGTCCGCCACCCGCATCACCTGGGGCTGGGTGAGCTCCAGGACGTTCCGTAACTTGGCGAGGGCGTCCCCCGCCTCTTGGGCGGTGATGCCGAAGGCCACCCCCACCCGGGCCGCGTCCTGGGTGAAGCGCACGAGCTCCCCGAAGGGGATGCCCGCCTGGCCCGCGGCCGCGGCGATCTGGGTGAGCTCGGCGGCGCTCATGGGGATGGTCCGGGTGAGGGCCAGGAGCTCCCGCTGCAGGGCCTGCAGGGCCGGGAGAGGGGCGTCCACCACCTTTCTGACGTCGGCGAAGGCGTCCTCAAAGCGCATGGCCGCCCCGGTGGCGAGGACCAGGGGGGCGGCCAGGGCGGCCCCGGCGGCGGTGAGGGAGGTGGCGGTCTGCAGGCGCTCCAGGGCGGCCCCGGCCCGCAGGGTGGCGCTCTCTATGGCCTGGATGCGGGCGGCCACCGCTCCCGCCGGACCCGAGACGCGGTCGGCGAGCTCCATCAGGACCTGGAGGCGGAAGAGGGCGCCGGTGAGCATCTAGGGCCTTCTCAGGGCCATCTGGACCAGGGCGGGGTCTTCCAGGTTCACCACCACCCCGGAGAGCTCCCGCCGCTCGGGGATCCAGAGCACGCCCCGCGCGCGGAAGTACCTGCGCCGGGGCTCGTAGTGGGCCCCGAGGAACGCCTGGGGGTCCAGGTACTTCTCCCGGATGAGGTTCACGTCCCCGCCAGGCCAGAAGTCGGCCTCCAGGGGGGCTTGCCGTATCTCAAAGTGCAGGTGGGCCAGGTAGGGGCGGGCCGGATCCCCCTTGCCCACGCTCCCCACGGGCTCCCCGGCGAAGAGGTAGTCCCCCTCTCGGGCCGCCCGGTGGGCCAGGTGGGCGTACTGGGTCCAGAAGCGCCCGAGACCCGGCAGGTCGTGCTCCATGAGCACCACGCTCCCCCACACCCGGTGGAAGGCGGAGTGGACCACCCTTCCCTCGGCCACGGCCACCACCGGGTAGCCCAGGTCGGCGTCCCCGGAGGAGCCTTGGAGGTTGATGTCCACCCCGGGGTGTTGGTCGGGCCGCAGGCCCTGGGCCCGGCGCCACTCGGGGTAGCGGGGGTCAAGGAAGCCCGCGTCCACGCGGTTCAGGTCCGGCGAGGGGGGGAGGGGCCAAAGCACGCGCATAAAAACCTTAACCCCCTGGGCTTTCCCAGGGGGCACTTCTGGCACTCTAACCTTATTTTAGCCCTGAGCTTGGTCCTTGGCAAGTACCTGTTCAGGACACTCACAACCCCAGGGGGTGGGGTGTCTAGGGGTCTCCTCCCCCCTTCTGTTCTTGGTCTTTCAGGCCACCCTCGCTCCCGTTGAGGGGCTCCATGAGTTCTTTAAGGAGCTCCCTCTTTTCCTCCTTCTCCCGGAGGTTGGCCTTCTTGCCCGTAAAGAAAGCTATGAGAACGCCAGAAACGGAAGCGGCAACGGTCCCCAGGGCGTAGAGGGATTGCCCCTGGCTCACCATGTGGTAGCCAAGGGAAGACACGGCCACTATAAGTAGCGCCGCCACCAGAATGCTCCCCATCTCCCTGCGGGCGATATTGGAGACCATCTTCCGCTCAATCTCCCGACGATGCTCGCTTTGGCGCTCAAACTGGGCCAGAATGCGTTCAGCTGCCCCAGGAACGATTTCGTCGTACCCCCTCAACATCTCCGGAGGCGGGAGAGGTCCCCTGTAAAAGACGCTGATCAGATCCCCCTTGAGTTTCCTACTCAACCCCTGACCGTCCTTGGGAGCAAGACGAGCAAGAGGTTCTAAAAGCTCGGCGATATGGGGGTCTTCTTCAGCCAGCCTCTGGAGGGCTCTGAGAGCCTCCTCGGTTCTTGGGTTCAGCGGAGCCCGCTCAGGGACGGCTTCCTCAGGGGACCCGTTGTTGGGCTCACTCATCGCCCTTGCCTTCTGCCAAGCCAAGGATGATGGCCAGAAGCACGGAGGCGGCCAGCTCCCTCTCGCTGGCCCGGTTAACCTCCCCGGCGAAAGCGGCCTTGAAGTCCTCGCCAATGGCCGCCCAGTCGGCCGCGATAGCTAGGAGGTCGTTGATCTCTCCAGCCTCGCCGGGCTCGCCCAAGAGGTTGAGTTCCGAGGTAACCCCGGCCAGGTCAAAGGGGCGGGACAGAGACTCCGCCAGGGTAGGGAGCGCAAAGAGGTACGTGCTGTACTTAGTAGCCCGGTCCAGCCCAGTCATACCCATCCCTCCCGCTGGCTCCACTCTAGCCCCCCTCGTTCTCACTTGCAAGCCGGGGGATCACAAACTCGGGGAGAAAAGGCCCTCAGGCGTATCCCGGCGGTACAGGTCAGCTCCCCATACTTCCTGATGGGGTTCGGATAGGTCTTGACAACCATGAGAACGCGCTCCAGCGGCATGTTTAGAACAACGGCTCCATCCCCCCCTTCGGCTTCGCCGTCCGGACTTCCTTGGGCTCGTAGCTCACGTTGAGGCTCCCGAGGGGAAGCTTGGGCGTGGCCCCGCTCAGAAGTTCCTCCACGGTGAGGATCTGGAGCCTCGGGTAGGCCTGACTCCCCCAGGAGTACGAGCCCGCCTTAGCCGCCTCAAGCAACATCCCCTTAGTGGGCTCCTTTAAGGTGATGAGCAAGCCAAAAGGGGGTCCCCCTTGCCGATGGAGCCCACGGGCTCCCCGGCCATCACCCAGTCTCCCTCCCGCACCACGGCGAAGAGGAGGTGGGCGTACTGCGTCCAGAACTTGCCGAGGCCCGGCAGGTCGTGCTCCAGGAGGATGATCTGGCCCCAGACCCGGTGGGCGCGGGCGTGGACCACCCGCCCCTCGGCCACGGCCACCACGGGGTAGCCCAGGTCTCCATCCCCTGAGGTGCCCCGCAGGTTCAGGTCGGCCCCAGGATGCTC